GTAAATGTTGATTCTACCGCGGGGTCTTCCCTCGTAGTAGATTTAATATGTGAAAGTCGCAATACTTTGACCAGCACCGAAGTTATCAACTTGTGTACTTGGGCTTGTGAAGTTATTTTTGATATTCTTTAATAATCCTCCAGTGTGTGTACCAGATAATGAGGAGGATATAAGTTCTACATGGATATCATACTTGTAGATTCTACCTGTACCCGTGTTGAGAGGGGACAATATTATACCCCTTTTACCCACAGTGATGTTTGGATTCCATGGGAAATCTGAATCACCACCAAATAGATTCTTTGTACCTACGGTTATCTCATCATCTAAGCTATTATTCGTTGTTCCGTCATGGGAACCACCTTGAATCTCCAGTACCATCGTACTCATATCACGAACAGCTGATCCATCAGTTTTTCTCAGCATAGCAACGATCTTTGCGTAGAAGGCGGGCATCTTTTCAGGGCTACCACCATCAGCAAAATACAAACGAATGTTTTTACCAGCCGTTGCATCTAGAACAAAACTTTTAGAGTATCGTTTACAGCCAACCTCATTTGAACCTGAGATAAATCCACCACCAACGTGTAAAGCTGTAGTTGCATCTGAACCACCTAAATCTACAGCTACTTGATTACCTAAATCAATCTTACCATCAATCTGAAGATCACCGGTAATTTCAGTGTCACTCTTTACTACTAAACTTCTCACTGGATCAATAAACACATTACCAGTATGATCTCCGTAAATATTAGAAACACCACCAGTTGTCTTAAATTCTAAGATGGCATTGCTCGTCGCATGTTCTAAACGAGCCGTACCGTTATACACAGTGAAATGCTCACTGGGATTTACAGTGCCAACACCCACGTTTGATGTGTGTATGATGTGAATACCATCTCCTTCAGTTCCCCCACTTACTCCACCTATCACTGTACCATGTACGGAATGGGTGGAGTCACTGAAACCTCTTATATATCCACCCTTTTGATCATCCGTTATTAGACTTATACCCGCCTTTTTAGTCCCAGAATTCGCAGGACTCTCAAGTTTAAGAAGATCCACATCTGTGGTCAAAGCGGAGTATATATGTACATTAGTGTCTGGTGAAGCGGTACCAAATCCAATTAATCCAGTATTTTTGAAGCGAGCGTATTCAGCATCATTTTGTCTGAATGAAATATCTACACTGTCTAAACTATCAATAATATTGAGAGTTGAAGCTCCGACAGCTGTGTAAGCATCAAGTTTACCAAACTTAATCTTTTGATTTTGAGCGAACTGAAGACCACCCTTTACGAACAGACGTGTACCAGGATCCAGTGTTGCATTTAAATTATCAACCTCGGATTGTGATAATTCACCAATTGCACATACACCATCATTTGTCAATGTAAGAGATCTCACAGCTGTAGAACCTGTTCCGTCTACAACACCCGCGATTTCACCTTGTGTAAGTCCAGTAACGTCATCGTAAATCTGGAAAACGTGTTCGGCTGCAACTGAACGAATTCTATCCGGTCCAGCAATATTCTTGGAGTCATTACCCTTAAAAATGAGAAGTTCCGACTTACCACGAATGTCATCATAGAGTCTATCTTGTATGAATGCGTTACCAAATTCATCCGTAATACTACCTGAAAATGAGAGTTTAGTTCCTACAACTACATTACCGTTAACTTCAAGTTTATCACGGGGTGCATCGGTGCCGACGCCCATATTCCCTGTCGCACCATCAATGAAGACACGAGTGTTCGTTGAATCATTAATTACACTTGGATTTTTGGTAAGTCTAAAATCACCACCTAAAGCAGTTACACCCATAGAGTAACCAGTGGGATTACCAGTAATACCATCAGCTTGAATAAACGAAGCAAACGCATTTGAACTTAAAGTGTCTGATCTCATAGCTACAATTGCATCATCCGCAGAATTGTTAACCTGTTCACTGTGCACCAATATACCATTAGTTGTTGCATTTCCTATACCGGTTGTAATTATTTCAAGGTGAGATGTAGGCCGAGTTGTGCCTATACCCACACGCTTATCACTTCTCCATGTCATAACATGTCATTGTGTAGAGTAATTGTCACTCGCTAATGATAAGTTTAATTGGGAACGTGAAGTTCCGGAACCATCACTTCCCGTAAGTGCGTGTTTACCCATTGTAAATACACCTCTAACCGCATGTTGACTAGATGTACCACCCTCACGTGAAAGTTGAAGAACATTCTTAAAGTCCGAAGTCCCCACAATAGGAGTTGTATTTGTAACAACCATGGGTGTATCCAAATGACTTACACCACCTCTGTGTGTAACTTGATCATTGACAAATACGGTTCCACCATTCGTATGTAAAAGACCCTCGGGGTTCATCGTATTTACACCCACATTACTTGACTCAAGAATTGTGAATTTTGGTGTACTCATATCGGTCGTACTACTCACATAAAAGTTGAGACCTTTACCACTTCCCACAAGATTTTGAACCTTTGTTTGATCATTTGTGATATCTGTAGAAATCTTCAAGAAGTTTGCGTCATTACCGAATATAGCGGTGTTACTTTCAATGAGTTTCAGGTTACCACCTATCGTTAAAAGTTCATCTGGTTCTACATTTGAGATCCCAATGTTTCCACCAGATGCAACCCGCATTCGTTCAGTATTTTTCGTTTTGAAAGCTATAGTTTGGTGACTGGGTGAAACCTTTGCACCATTAATTTCAATAGATGATCTATTTGAGGTGAGAGGACCCGCACGAATACTCACTGTATTTGACACAGAGTCTTCACCAGTTATATCACCGTGAATAATTACATTCGCCGCGGATGAAATACCGGATTCACCCTCGACCTCAATGAAATCTTGTACACGAATGGATTCAGTAATAAGACGTCCAGTAGCTGTATTACCAACAACTGTAATCAGATTCGCCGCATCTGTGTTAATGAAGATTTTGTCACCTATAGAAAGTGTATCAGTTGAGTTTGTATTTGCTATACCAGATGGTATACCATTACCATTCCCATCTACTCCAGTTGTCTGTAAACCTTGGGATTGAATTGTTGATGATACAACCATAGGTATGGCGGCATCTGCATCTAATGTAATTAGGCTACCTACAGTTAGACCACTGTCACCAATTCGTAAACCTTCAAAGAAACCAAATCCGTTTGCATACAAGACATTACTAGATGTAGCAGCCTTATCATCTATATGAACATTGGAACCAATGGAGAGAGAAAGTGTTGGTGATGTGTTTGCTATACCCACATTGTTTTGTGTGTATACGTCACCATACACATGAAGATTTACGGTATTGGAAGTATCTAAAATTGAATGAAACGTCGCCGTTGTTGGCCCAACATAGGTTCTAGCGAGCCTCATTTTATCACCATTGTGCGTATATCCAAAAAATACATTGGACGAATCTGTAGCACCATCCCTCATAAGTACAGCCATATCATACGTTCCATTGTTACCATCACCCATGAGGATAACAGCATTTGATACAACAAGATTGTTTACACTCGTATAATCGGGAATTTCCGTGATTGCTAAGTTACCGGTAATATCAACATCACCAAATACTCTCAAAAACCCATCTCTGACGACAACATTACCCTTTTCAAAAACGGCTACATTAGAACCATCACTGGCAGCCTCGTTACCAACCAAAAGGTGTGTACCTATAGCCGCATTTGTAGAAAAAGTGTTACCAGTGATCTTCAAAACATTTGAAGCATTAGCGTCCGCGAAAAATTTATCATTTGTCGTCTTGAGTGTACTGGTCGCAAACAAGTTTGTCGAAACTGTGTTACCCTGAACGGTGACAATATCTTGTAAATTTCGGTTCATGATTACGCTATCTTGACCTAACTGAAATTCGTTAGTTGGATTATCGGTTCCCACACCAACCTGGGTGGCAGTTAGACGATAGACATTCGTGAGACCCGTAAATTCTGTCCTTTCTACCGGTGCAAATACTTGATTTGTAATAGTTAGATTCGCAACTTCAATCTGATCTGCTGTAATTTCACCAGCATCAATACTCGCGAGACCACTTAAAACATCGGTCTCTCGTGGTGCAGCGTCTAGACTTGTTACGAAAATCTGGTCGAAACGTACTGTTCTGCCCATCTATACATTAGTTACCGAATAAAATTCCAGCTAGCCCATTGCGTATTCTTAACACGTTATAGTTGACCGCATACACAAAAAGTTCCTGACCGGATGGTCTAAGAACTCCCTTTTCTACACCATTTAATGATAGGACAGCACTGTCTATCCTCGAAAAATTACATGTACCCGATGGGTTATATTCTGATGCATTTAAACAGAAGTGATACGCAAAATATCTAGTGTTGAAAAGTACTTCAGTTTCTGGAATAAAGTCTGAATGACCATAAGAAGATTTGTAGTAATTTTGAATAGTGTGAAAGTAGACGGGAGTCATTTTTTCAAACAAATGCGTGCCATTGATTTGTAGATCAGCTTCAAGGAAAGTGAAACGATCATCCGCAAAATTTTCACTTGAAGCATTAAATCCCCAAAAGAGGGACTTTATGGGGTGATTAAATGTTGATAAATCAATTCTATTATGCCCACCTATATCAGTGTTATTATTCGTAACAGTGAGTAACTCCGTTTTGAAACCCTGAACTTGAGTTACTATGAAATCCATCTGCCTTTTAGTGAACGTTTCTCTCTCATCTTTGTCTAGATAGATATAATTTCCATAGACTTTAGCACTTTTTTCAGATGCATCTAGACCAGCTATATTCGTTTCATCAAAGTCTATCTTTATCTCAACTTGATGGTGCTGGAGGGCTATGAGAGGCAAAAACGCTTTGTGATCACAGAAAAAGAAATGAAGGGGTAAGAAGGTATGGCATGACCTAGACGTTTTGTTATTCAACTCTTGCGACTTTGTGTAAGAGTCCGCAAGATAGTTCGTCCATATATCGGAAAAATAGTCATAATGTTGAGAATCTATTTTTTGTCCACCGATAAAAAGGGAAACTGTGGAATTATAGAAAAGATTTGAAGCTATATCAGCATTTCTATTGGCTGACTCTAACCATATACCGTTTATAATATCACCGAGAACTGGTATCGTAATGGACGTATCAGTGGTATTAATAGTCTTAATGTATTTTGGGGCTTGAGAAAAATTCGTATGACGTGTAAACTTCGTACGAAAAAAAGAATGTCCTTCGTCGCTTATAATGTAGGCATCTTGAACACCTTTAGAAACGAGTTGTATTAATGCACCCGACATTTACTAATTAGTCAGATTATAAAAACAGACACTTTCCCTGAGGGAAGTCACTCTTCGGCTCTTCCGCCATTTTACCACGTACATTGAATCCACCCTGTCTATAGACCTTGAGTCTCTTGTAGTACATGGCTGTAAAGATAGACCATGGGTCGTGAACATCATATATATGTGGATCATTCTGTTTACCTTTCGTTTCTCTCATAATACGACCAATGCTTTGTGTTATATCAGACTTGGGTGAAGCCAAAATAACAGTATCTAACGTAGGAATATCTAAACCTTCATGAGCTTGGGAGAACGTCGCAAAAATGATCTTCTTTTTTGAAGATTCTTGGAGTTCTGCTTCCTTCATTCCACCCATGTAGAGCCCTGAAGTTTTAGGGAAACATTGATGAAGGAATTCACAATGAAATCTTCTATCACTGAGGACGAGGAGTTGCCTTGTACCAGCTGAGGCTTTCTTTACAAGCTCACAGAGCATCTTATTTCTCTGTCGGTCTTCCACAAGCTCAGTTATCATATTTGGCATCGATATCTTTCCATTTCGCATGGATGGTGGTGGATTTTTGTAGTTTGGAGACTCGTACACAATTGGAAACACCTCCACCTGTTCTTGATTTTTTCGTTCAACTGCGAAAAAGGTGGGGCCCATAAACCAATGTAAAACCTTGGTTAGACCATCTTTCCTCTCTGGTGTTGCTGACAGACCATAGATATGACGAGGGCAAAGCTTGAACAGACTTTGACTGAAAACCTTAGCACATATATGATGTGCCTCATCTACTATCAGAGTGCCTATACTCTCGAAATCCGTAAAAGAGTATTCCTTGAGAGAAAGTGATTGAAGCATAGCAATAACAAAGTCACAATCGACTTCTTTCTTATCCTGTTGTACAATACCTATGCTGGCACCTGGACAGAATTGTTGGATTCTCTCCCTCCATTGATCAGCTAAGAACTGTTTGTGAACCACTATCATCGTTCTGTATCCCAATTTACAAGCTATGGCCAAGGATACCGTCGTTTTACCGTACCCACATGGTAAAGAAAGGACACCGTGGCCAGCTTTAATTGCCGCTCTAAGGGCGTCGTTTTGGTGTGTGGCATCTCTAAGTTGACCAGCGAACTTAGTTTGAATTCGGGTAGGTTCGGGGCGTTTGTCTTGGGAAGGCTC